TCCTCTGCTTCATCCAAGACAAATGTCGTAACGCCTTGAATGGACTTGAGTTTCGCTGTTTGGTCTCCACTCGCAGTCTTAATACCACTAAATATAATACTACTACCCGTTAGGTTGTTTATTATCTCATTCTTAGTTATTGTAAACGCACTTGATATACCCATAAGTTCTATCTTCTCCAAGAACTCTGGAATAATAGACATTGATGCGGAGGTCATTGTGTATCGAGTAAACAGGATTCGATGACCTTTTTCGTAGGTAAGCAATACCAAGAATGTGTTTACGCCAAAAGACTTTCCACTACCCCTTCCACCAGTAACTACAAAGTATCTGCTATCATCCTCAAATATTGGATGATACTTAGGGTTTAGTGCTACTTCCTTCATCTTCTATTTCAGTTGATTCAATGTCAATAGTTTCTTCTGGTTTCAAGAATGATATTACAGGAATATTTATTTCTTGCTTTACGTTAATATCTTTTTGTTCTTTTGGTTTGCCATACTTATATTCCCATAGTAATCTCAAGTGTGGAAAAGAATCCTTACTCATCTCGGCTAATGTAGCCCAAGCCTTTTTCTCACTACCAAACGCCGACTTCATTGAACTTAGCGCAAAGTTCTTAATGTCCTCCTCTTTAGCTTTGGGCTTTCTGCCCTGACCTCTGGAGACACCTTTAACAGCACCGTTGTTTCTTCTGCCATCAGAGTATCTTTGATGTTCCTCTTTTGGCTTCGGTTCTTCTTTTGGCTTTATAGGTATTCCTAATTCAGCTTTCTTCTCGTCTGATATTAAACTTCTCTTCTTTGGTCTAGGCATATTTAAATAATAAACTTCAAAGACTTTTGTTTATGTAGCTGATAGTCAGCGTAATAAAACCCTACTAACAATAGACGCAGTAAAACAACCGAATGATTATTATTATTGCTTTCGGGATTTATCACTTAGTTTTTATTCATCTTTTGTTATTAGCTTATAAATAAACCTAGTTACAAATATCAAGTATATAATACCTGTGATTGGGTTATCTATTACTTTAGCTATTGATTGTATAGTCTCTGTATATCCAAACACCATAACCATCCACAATCCTAATGCAAATGTAATTAACAAGTGTGTAATCTTAGCGAACACAAATGCTAGTAGTCCTGCCCAAAAACCTTTCTTTAGTCCTTTACTCATATTTTCTATCTTTTTATCGATTAACTTTATTTGTTTGTCTTTAATTATCATATTATCACAAACAGTAGAACTTAGTTAGTAACCTTTCTATGTTGTAAATATAGTAATTTATTTTAATCAAAGCACTATGTTCATTATTATTTTTTTCTAAGACGCTATACTGATTAGATAGTTGACCCTTAAAGTATGCGTATACCTTTACAAATGTTTCTTGTTCCATTGTTAATATATTAAATTTGATATTCCCTCGCTGCAATTATAGACTTTAGTCTCTTGATTTCTTGGCTGTATATTGAATCTCTTAATGTCAATTAATTCCTGATTTAGCTTTTCAACTTGCGACTCAAGTTTACCAATCTTCTCAAATAGAAATTGAACCTCGTCATTTAACACATCCGTTTTGACATACTTAACCTCTTCTGCAATAACATCAATCTCATCTACATCAACTTCTAAAAACGCATCTAATACCTTGTTGTATGTTTCTGCAAACCTAAAGTCTGTTTCAAATAATTCATTAAACCTCTTGAAGGAGTGCAATACCGTTGAATGGTCTTTGCCTAAAACCTCTCCCATTTCCCTGAGATTAAGTCTAGTGTACTCCCTTAGAATATTAAAGAACATAAGTCTAGCATCTTTAAATTTAGTCTTTCTTGTCTTAACATAAACATCACAACCAGTAACATCTTTTACTGCTATTGCTAATTTATCTATCATCTCAGGTAACTCTTCTGTTTTATATTTCATCTAATTGTTTTTTGTATTCATTTAACGCATCTATCGCACCAGCACAAGCCTCGTAGTTCTCTACTTCTTCAAAGGCATCTATTAGGAATTTAACCTCTGAGGTAAGTAACATACCTTCTCTTAAGGAATATAAAACACTATCCTTAGCTTCTTCTCTAGTTTGGTGATACATCATCTTTATCTTTATTAACATTATCTTTAATCAACGCCTGAACCATTATGTAAACATTGGTTAGTGCCTTTTCCAAAGCAGTTATGCGTTGCTCTTGTGTTAGTTTCTTTTTTCTCATAATACTCCAGTAATTGTATATTCATCACAAGTGTTTTCATTTGAATCTAAGAAGTATTTGTTGTAAGTATTTACGGCACTTTCAACTAATCGCTCTCCATCATAATAAAAACTATCACTCACTTCGTAGACACCAATATCCTTTGTCTCTTTATCAATGCACAAGAATATAAAATCTTTGTAGTCAATTCCAAATAAATTGCAATAAATATAAACCTGACTCTGATAAGAATACTTTTTGGCATTATAAGGAAAGCTGTTCTCAGCCAATCCAGTAGTTGTCTTTAGGTCAACAATAGCATTAGACAGCCTACCGTTTGTGCCAATAGAATCAGCCTTTGCTCTAAATGGCATCCCAAATAAATTACCTACTGCTGGCTTCTCGTACTCCATACCCTCAATCAAACTAGATGCCGTACTGTTGTTATATATAGCATCAGCCAGTCTCATTGTGTCCTCATACTCCTTACGCAAGAACGTCATTGGGTTTTCAGCAAACGCCTCCTTATATACCTTTGTGTTTCTTGTACTAGCCTCAATGAAATTAAGATGCTTGAATTTATCCAATTCAAATATAGCTAGGTGTAGCAACCATCCAGCAGTCATCGCACTTGTGCGCTTACTACCAAACATAAGAGAACGCTGGTATGCTTTAGGTGATTTATTAAGCAACTTGCAACTACTACTACTAAGTGCGTTCTTGCCTAAGTATCCGTAGTAAAATTCGTCATTATCCATTTGTTTTAGAATAGCATCCTCGTTCCAAAACTTTCCATCCAATGTAACTATCTGATTACTCATTTCATAAAATTTAAAGGGTGGAAATCATCAAACACTTTCCATAATGTTTTCTCTATCTGACCCCTACGTTCAGCAGCTTCTTTACTATAATAGCGTTCATACTCCGCTTTCTTATCTTCATACAACGCCTCTAGTCGTTCAGCTAAATCTATTTGTTGTTGGTCTCTTTGAGCCTCAAACTCTTCTTTCCATCTAATATACTCTTCACTTGACTTTCCCATTATCTTATTTGTTTTATTAATAATTTGATTAACTTCTCTACTTTATCCAGTACCCACCGCAAAGGTGAATCTATTAAATAGTGGATTATTTGCAAAACACTTTCTAGCATCCAAAATATTAGTACAAGAATTATTGCAAATACCAACTTCAATAAAATTACTGGAGACATTAAAACTCTAAACAATCGTTTCATTTGTTATTTATTTAAAGCAAATATACAAACTATTTAGTAATTAACAAAATATAAACAAAAAAAAGAGGGTCAATTAAGACCCCCTCGCTATAACCAAAATAATAATTACTATGACACAATAGATGTGTAAAAGAATATATACACAAATATAAAACTAATTTTTTATATATGCAACTATTTTTTTGGGTTAAAGTTATCCTTCCATATAGTGTAGCAAACTCCCATTCGCTGGTCGGTATCTTTGTATTCAGATGCCATCTTTGCATTACCTAGACATCTAACTATAAAGTCCTTTTGTTTCTCGTATTTCTTTGGCTTAATTAACGGCATTTCTATTGTATTTAATAATGGATTCCTCCTCTTTAAGTAAGTAAGTAGTTTTGTTTTGTTTCTTACTAGCCCACATCGTTTTGCTGGCACAGTAGAAATCTCCAGTATCAATATCGACTAAATCATTCAACAGGAATACCCAATCAGCTTTAGGGTCTGCAACGTAGTAAAACTTGAGTATGTCTGAATCCATTTTAATAAGAGTATCGAATTTTGCAAACTCCATCATCTTAGTATCATAATACTTGTTTCTGAACTTCATCTCTACTACGCACTTCTTGCGTTTAGGTGTATATCCAACGGCATCGTATGGAAGCATTGTTTTGCCAGTATGAGTTAAATCCCATCCCTTAGCGTTAAGAAAGTCTACAACCTCTTTTTCTAACTCGAATATCTTTTCTAATCTATCGTTTGTTGAACTCATTGTGTATCTTTAATAGTTTTTGTTTTACAGGCTTGAAGCAACTACTACAATTTGTTGGTTTCGCTTTATCATTGAATATCCTATTGTAAACAGAATATATCTCTTTAACCATACTTCCGCTAATGGTATTTCTTGATTTAGTGAACAGCCAATCAATTGTATCAAGTTCTTCGTCAGTAGGTGCGTTAAACTTCTTGTAAGGAAACAGGTCGTTTAGCAATTCCTGTCTCTTATCACAACCGCAATCCTCTCCTAGAACAGCCTTAGCAATCTTATCTATGCCTGTTTTCCTAAATACTTTCTCAACCGTATCCCCTAGTCCAGTAGATTCAATCTCTTGGGATGTCTTTTTTGATGACTTCTTTGGCATTTTTCAATGTATTAAATATGCTACTTAAACTTATTTTTGTTTCCTTAGATATATCTCTCATTGACATATCGCTTTTATAATAAAGATTAAAGATACCCCTGTCGTACCAGTACCAGTCCTCCACCAGCGTTTCAACTCTTTCCAGTACGGTTTCGATACGCTTTTTCTCTTCGATAATATCCAAGCTATCTTCACAGATGCTATCAATATCAATATCTTCAAACGAACTGAAAGGATGTACGATTGTATTCTTCTTACCGCTTGTGTGTATATTTGCATAATATAAATTCCTTAATGTTATATAAATGTAAAATGTGTTAACCTCTGTTTCATTATACATAATCTTTTGAGGGTCTTTGACATAATCGAATATCCTGACAAACATCTCTTGTACAAGTTCTTCGGCATCAGCCTTACATATCTTAAATGAACTAGCCATATTCAGCCAGTCATCGTACTTATCTGCGAGTTTTTGTAACAACTCTTCCTTCGTCAACATAGTCTATTATAGTTAAAATTTGCTCAATTGAATTACATACGGAGTAATTTCCACCCCACCTCTCTTGAAACTCTATCTCGTCAGGCGTTAACTTCTGTTGACTCTTTGTTTTATTTCCGTCTTTAAGCTCTACTAAGAAATTGTCATTTCGATAACCTAACACTAAGTCAGGCGCACCTCTACCAAGCTGGTGCGTATGTAAAACCGAAACCCCTAATTTCCTTAACTGTTGCACTATTTCTTTTTGATTTGCATCTACTCTAGCTTTTTTTCGCATCTTTGAACATCTATATCGTTAAAGGGTGTGTACCCTTCAAAGTAATATCTTTGTTCTCTTATGTTAAAATTTATTCCCTCAACCTCTTGTGGGATACCAACTAACTTTTGTTTCTTAATCTTCTGAGACCCAAATATAACACTTGTATCTGAATAATCCAAACCTCTGTTCGGTCTCCATACAAACATTACGTTGTCAGCCTTGTCGGCAAAAGTACCTCCACCCTTAATTCTATTGACATCAGGCTTGTAATACCTTCCCTGTTCATCCTTCTGAGGAGTAACCTGATGTGCTACTAGGTTAACGCTAATGTGATTGTCTATTGCAAACCTTTTCAATTCACTCATAAACCTACTTATATACAAGTCCTCTCTTTCACCCTTGTACATTTTGTGTTGTACCGTATTGTAAGGGTCAATGATAAGAGAACGGATGCCTTTAGTCTTTACTAAGAACTTAGCCCTCTCAAATATAGAATCTAGGTTAAAGTTCTTTCTAGGATATATTAAGAAGAAGTGCTTTTTTACGAACTCTATCGCTTCCAGATACTCATCCTTACTCATTTGATTATTTCGGTAATATGGGTCAGCACTCTTTCCAATATACATTTCTACAATGTCATTAAAAAAGTCTTTCATTGGCATATTCTCAGGACTGAACACTCCAAACTTCCAACCTTCCTGAAACGCTTTTACTGTTGATAATTGGTTTAAGAATAAAGACTTACCCTCATTCTGATAACCTGTCCATATATTAACCTCTCCCATTCTCCAAGTCCAAGCCTTATCAATCTGAGGAACGTATGTCGTAGAACCTCTTTCCTGACCGTTCTCAAAAGTGTCCATCATTGACTCTACAACGTCATCTACCTCAAAGACACCCTCAACCTTTGGTTCTTCGGCTGTTTCAAGGCGTTTTAAGAGACTTTCTTTACCTTCCTTTAGTAAGACCTCATTAGCGTCTTTAAACGGTCTTAGATTGACTAATCTACATTTATCAGCACCAAACCTTCTAATCAACTCTTGCTCTAAGTTTCTACCGTTCTCGTCATTATCAGTAGCTATGTATATTATGTTTGCTTCATCAAACACATCGTAACAGGTTGTAAGACACTCAAGTTTCTTATCAATACTTTTATCACCTACGTTTGGTGCGCCCATATTAACAGAGGTGTGTGCCTTTACACCAACGACTTCCCAACTAAGAGAATCAAATTCTCCTTCACATATAACAATCTTACTCTTACCCTTAACGCCATCGTAATTGTATATGATTGGCTTGGCATCCTTTGCCTGAGTAAAGAACTTACCATCAATGCCTCTTGTTTTGTAGTTAACAAGTTCTCCACCTTTAAGATATGGAAACACTATGCTTCTGTTGTCTTTTGACGATATAATTTTATTTCTATCTATAACCTCATCAGTAATTCCTCTATCGTTTAGAAACTTACGACCCTTGTCCGTTAATGTTTTCATACTAGATTTTGATGGTTGTTTATATGCTATGCTCATTTTTGTTCTTTGTTTTACCGTTCCACTATAACTACACTTATGACAATTGTAAATGCCCTCAACTAAGTTTACAGACATACTGGTATCTTTCCAATTCTCTTTACCTAACGTCTTACATCTTGGGCATCTAACTTTCTGCTGTGTTTCATTTCCTTTAGGTTCTATGCCGATGTTGATAAGTTCTTGTATAAACATTTTGTAGTCTTGTTTTTATTTAGTTTTTTTTACTATATTATAATATGTTACATATTAAGATATGATACATATTAAAATGTATCTTAATGAATTATAATATGATACATATTATAAATACAATACATATTATGATTCAGCATTTTTGTAAGCTGGGCTAATAAATATCTTACGCAACTTACCATCAGTACCTACACTTCTTGTTTCTCGCCTAATACAAGCGTTCTCCTCAAGTTTATTTAATATTCTATATAAAGTCCTATCCTTGAGTGTTAAAGCCTCGCAAATGTGCTTATTTGAAGCGAAACAGTATCCCTTCTCTTTTGCCAATGAATGAACATAAGAGAATACAGCCTTTTCTGTGAACGTCAATTTACTTAAACCTTCCATATTTACTTTTATATAATTAGTTTTCATAGTATGAAATAAAAGGGGGTTTTTACACCCCCTATGAATTTAGAATGGGAAATCATCGTCAACCTTAACTGGTTCAGCTTTCTTTGGTTGAGCAGCTTGAGTAGTTACATTTGGTTGATACTCATCTATATAAACACTATGGGTCTTACCGTATTGGTCAGCTTCTCTTTTCTTAGATACTCCAAGTCTTAGATAACGCTCTCCATTATATTCAGTCCAGTAATCTTTTATTTTAGATTCTGCTACTGAAATGTTTACAATCTCTAGTCCATTAGGTGCTTGTCGACCCGTTCCTACATACTTCTTCTCGTTCATAATTTACTTATTTAATAATTGTTCAACTTCTTTACTTACTTTGTACTTCTTCCTAACATCAGCCATAGTGAAACCATCCTCAAGGGCTTCCTTCACTTTATCAAACGCATCTCCAGAAGATTCTAACCACTTTTTATTGTCGCTAACTTTACTATTATCTGAATCTGTGTTTTTATGTCTGTTGTCAAGACTATCGTTATCCTTAGTATCATCTATTAAGAATAAACCATTTAGAGCATATTTTCTAGCATAAGAAGAACTTGTGCCAAAACATTGTGCTACATCCATACCCTTTTTGTTAGGGTCTATACCAGCCTGAGCCTTTACGACTATACTGGCATCACTATCCATTAATTCTGCTGTTGCCTGAATAAAGGATATTCCGTTTGCACCATCTATAACTTCATCAGAAATAGTTAATACAATCTTATGTTCTACTAATAAAGGTTTTACTGATTCCAGTATATCCTCGCAATTACGGTACTTATACTTACCGAATCCATTATATTGACCCTTTGGTGCTTTCAGTCTCCCCTGAATGTCCACCAGTTTTTCATATATATTCATAAGGCAAATATACAAACTCCAACTGACAATACAAAATAAAATGCAAAAAAAAGAGGCTGGTTAAAAACCAACCCCTTCTAAGGTAGATAAAACAAAATAAAAACAAATGAAAAACAGGTTAGACCTGAACACCTTACAAATATACCCTATTAAATTTAAAAGAGGGTATTGAATTAACAAAAGTTATTAACGACCTTGTCCTCTATATTTTTTCTTATGACCGCTTTGACCTACTGATGCATTCTTTGAATGAACATTTGGTCTCTTAGACCTAGACTCAGGTGTGTATGCGTTAACTATCTTTTTCGCCATTCTTTCTACTTTTTTCCCAAGTTCTTCCAACAAAGTACGCTCCATATACGGTAATGAGCAATGCTTGAAAAATAGGGATATATTCTTTCTGTATGCTGAAATCTCCAATGTTTCCATCGGTAAATGCCAATAAGGTAAACATAACCGTAAGAAAAACCAGAGTAAGCGGTCTGATGTTTTTCGATAGCCAGCTATCGCTTTGCATATCATATCTCCAGCGTTCTGTAACTTGTTCTTGGGCATCTTTATCAGCCTCCTCTAATAACTCCTGAATACGCTGTTTAGCCTGTAACCTCTCTTCATCGGTAGTTGTTAACTTGTCTATAACATTGCCAATATCTTTTATTAGACCTCCTGTAATTAGTTGTATTAGCTTTTTCATTAGTAAGTCCAGATTACTTTTTTGTGCTTATCCTCATCAATATCAATGTGTATAAAGTGTTTACCAATCCCTATTCTACTAATGCCGACTTGATGTATAGCTTCTAACAGTTTAAATCTCATTCTTGAGTTTCTAACAGCAATATCTGCTGCAACACCCTTTAGATGGCTACTATCTGGTTTTGAGTCTGGCAAACTTTCGTTATGTTGTGGAGTTCTAAAACCACTATTAATAATTAATGGTTCTCCAACAATTTCTCTTATCTCGTCTAGCATCGACAAGAAATTCTTATCCATTAACTGACCGCTACCCTGTACGTCAGGACTGTCAAACTCTGAGTAATTAAAGTACTTCATTTTTTATTTCTTAGTTGATACCATTTCTGCAAGGTATATCCTATTGAGACAACAAGCAACATTAACTTTAAAGTCAGTTCTATACCATCAACAGTACTTATAGTCATAGCTGATAAGTTTAGCGCATATACTTTAAAGCTATTAATATCCATTATTCCCCGAAGTTTCTTCCTAAAAAGGAGTGTGCGCCATTTCCCTCTACTTCAATTTCGTAAGACTTCCAACCATAAGGGCTTTCATCTAAACCTTGCCAAAGTACATCAATACTATATTTGTCAGAATATATAGGCTCTACTATTGCATTACCTTCCTCATCCCATTCAGGCGTATTAGTAACTAAGTAACCTAGTTTTACAATAGTGTGGTCTCCCTCTAAATAGCTTTCTTCTGTTAAATTTTCTGTAATATGTGGCAATGCAGCTATTTTATCTTCTGCTTGTTCCTGTGAGTTAAACTCGTATTTTTTAAATAGTTCCATTAGCTTGTAAGTGTTTGAAGTTCGGTGTCTGATAGTGCTTCGTTGAATACCATAAATTCATCAATACCATTTCTTGTAGCTGTATCTCCTGTAATTCTAAATTGCCCTAAAGATATGTCATTGTGATTAAAAGGTACTGAGCTGCCACTTGTTATATTAGCTATTTGAGTACCGTCTATATATAGTTTATATGCTGTTGCGCTTACAAAGGCTACTGCAATTTTATAGGTAGTTCCAACAGAACCAGAAAAGCTATAAAAATCACTATCATTTGTAGATAAATCCCTCCTTAAAAGTCCGACTTGTGTGGAATTAGGAAAAT